TGTTCTTGACACGTAATGGAATGTAAATGAATTCAACTGCTTTTACTGGCTCAATTGCAATGTCTACATACAATTCATTGCGGTCGATCCTTGCAGGTGTGTTATTGCTTTCATCACATACAACTGCAAAGTCGTATAGGGCTCTTAAACCTACTAATTCAAGCAACAAACTTTCACATGCTTGTTTGATTTCATCACGTGTGATTTTATCATTTGGTTCAAAGATGTATGGGCGAGCAAGTTTATTCAACTGGCTACGTAGATACACTACCAAACGTGCTACGTTAATTCTATCTAGTGCAGAAGCATTTCTAGCACGAGTTTTTTGACCGTAGTTAACTAAACCAACACCGTTAAAGAATGTGATCGGGTTAATTTTTAGATCATATAATGTATCGCGTTGTCCTTCGTTTAATGCTACTGTCTGGAATTCGCCGCTTAGTGCATCAATATAACCAACTGCTGTTGCGTTAGTAATGCCGCCGCGTCTTGTACCAGCTGGTGCAAACCATGGATAAGCAACATTGTCACTTAGTGCGATAGTTTTTAGCATCATATGTGCTGGAGGAACAACTGCATTAGAACCACCTAAGTCTGTAGTGAAGCCGCTTGGGTAAAATACCGCTGCATATTCATCATATGACACTAGGCCCATATCGCCGTTGTCTGTTACTAACTCGGCGTTTGAACCCCAGTTAGTTAAACTTGTAGCATCTGCTGGTAAACGGAATGGTGTATCGCCAACCACAAACGCTGTTAAGCCACGATCAATGTTTAAGTTGATCAAGTTGCTTAGTAGCTCAGTGTATCCAGGCGCAGCGATCAAGTTAAAGTTACGACGTTCTTCGTCACGGATTGATGAGCTTGTGTCAACAACACTCTTAAGTGCTGCAACAACAACACCACGTTGTGCATGACGACCAAAGCTGCCTGAACCGTCTTCATTGTTCGGACTTGCTGTAACCCAGCGGTCAGTTGCGTATGCACTCATGCTGTCGCCACTTGTTGGAGCAAAACCACCATCGCTTTGTGTTAGGCCTGCTTTGTAACGCTCGTTATCTTGTGCTTGATTAATGTAGCTGTTTCTATATTTCTTAACGTTACCACCACTTCTACGCAAGTTCCATAGTAGCATACCTTGTGGGTATAGTGATGGATCCGGACTGTCAAAATCAACAAAGTTGCTGATCAATAAGTCTTCGATTGATGTTTGTGTTGAAGGTGTTACTGATCCATCGTCACCCCAACGTGCATCAGCGAATAAAATTCCTGATTCTGTTTGTTGATCAGTCTTGTCAACTAGTTCCCATTTTGTTGATGCAGGGCCGCTAATCGAATCGTTGTATCGATAAATTGTTGGGAAGTTTTCTAAATCTGCTGTGCTGATCCAAAGGTCGCCGTTGACTGTTTCGCCTGCAACGTATGGATTTGAAGCAGAAACCATCGGTGCATAACCTGTATCATTTGATGATTTAGTGCTGTATGGAGATCCAACAGCTCTGTAACCAACCCAAATTTGTCCGTTGTGTACCATAATGTCCACTTCGCTAAATTCTGGATTGTACCATAGTTGTCCATCTGATGGCTCATTTAATGGTTCATCGGCAGTTACCTGTGCTGAACTGTCAATTAATGGTGCCCATAAACTAGCTCTGTAGTCAAATGTGCTGTCGCCGATTTCTTTATCGTATACATTTGTTTGACCTGCAAATAGATCACCAATAACACCGCCGGTGCCTTCTGTGAATCTAATATCGCCACCTAATTTGTGTACAAGTTGTACACGGTTGTCTGTGGTAACACTAGCTTCAACGTTGACAAAACCTGCTGCATTGATTGCAGTAGCAATCCTATCAGCATCTGTACCCGCACTGTGGGTTAATGTTATTGAAATTGTTTTTGCTGTAGAAAGTTCTTTGCTGCCAATTACAGTTTCAGCCATACCAAAACTATATGTTCCTGCACTTGCAACTCCTGCAACTGCTGAAACTACCGTTGTAACACCTGCTGTTTTTCTTTTAAAGAATTTAAAAACTGCTGTTTCTGGAGTTATATCTAATCCGTCTTCTTCGTTAGCATTTGTTTCAACGTATAAGTCATTAGCTGCTAATCCAGCTCCGCCACCTGAACGGTCTAGGAAATAAATTGCTTGGCTATTTGATTTGTACATTGGACATTCGTAGCTGACCCAAGTTTCTGAACCGCTGTCCCAACGTTTAACTCTTATGCGAGCGCCGCCGTTTGGCTCAGTGGTCTTAATCCATACAGAACCTGTTGCTTGACCGTCATTGTAGTCCGGTGAGGATCTTTTCCATTGTGGAACTTGTGTATGTGGTGTTTGTTGTAATGCTGGTACTTTGTAAGTTCCTGCAACAATACCTAATTTTGCTTTATCTGCATCTGAACCAGAAACAAATGCAATAGTAACTAAACCGTTGTTTGATGTGCCGTCTGCATAGACATACAATCTACCAGAACTATCTACGTTTGCTTTGATGCCACCGCCAGCTCCGCTGATTTTAGTTGCTGCTGCGGATGCAGTGTCTGTATTTAAAATACTAATTGTTGAGCCACCGTTGAATTTAATTCCAACAGTTGCAGCTGGAATTGCGTATGCTTGTTTTCCGCCAGCAATTGCAAAACTCGCCTTCCATTCAGCACTTCCAAGTAGCACCCATTCGCCTGCTTGGACACCGTAGGCAACGTTACCTGCGGATTTGTAATAAATTCTAGCTGTTTTGTCTGTTGCAGAATCTTGTAATACCACAGCGTAATCGCCAATAGTACCTACAGAATCTTTTGGCATGCCGCTGGTAATTTTAGCTGCGTTGTCGTCTGTTAAAACGATTGGGCTTTTTGTTGTGAATTTTTGTCCGCCAACTGTACTAGCTGCATTGCCGTTCCATTCTTGAATTCCCCAAACTGAAGTTTGTGAATCAATCCACCATGCGCCATCATCTGGCATTGCTCCCGGGGCGTTTGCTGAACCTTCTAGTTGAGCTAAATCTACGTCTGCACGTACAATGAAAGCAGCATTGCTAACACCTAACAAACTGTAAGCTGCTAACAAACCATATTCGTTGCGCTCGCCACCGTGTATTGGGTTTGATGAAGCTGTCTTTTCAAAAAATGGTACACCAAAAGTATCTACTAGATCTTTTTGGCTTGTCATTTTAAATGCCTGTCCGGCATTTGCTTTTGTAGTTCCTGAAGCAGTGCTCGTACCTGCTCCATTTAGTTTATCTTGGGCTGTAGCTACAATAATAAGAGGAGTTGTACCAGGTTCTGCTGGTGTGTAAAAACTCTCGTCGACTACCGTAACTGATACGCCTGGTGATTGTAATGTTGCCATTCCCTATTTCTCCTGGTAATAGTGTTTCTCAAAGTATTTAGCGGTTAATAGGAAAATTGGCTTCTTTACCTTATTGAAAAAGGGGCAAAAAAGGTGTAAATATCTTTATGAGACCACTTTGCAAGTGCGGATATCGCCCTAAAGCGATAAACTATAAAAAGAACGGAAGGGTTTACTACCGTAAACTGTGTGAAGTCTGTATGAGTCACGGAATTGGACACGGTATTCCGCGATGGCAGCAGTTAGGTTACCAAATGAAATCGCAATGTGAAAAGTGCGGGTTTAAATCGCAGCATAAAGAAGTTTTCCGTGTATTTCACATAGACGGAAATCTCGATAATTGCAGGTACAGCAACTTAAAAACAGTCTGCTGTAACTGTGCTCAGATATTAGGCAAAGAGGGTATTGCTTGGAAACAAGGAGACCTCATTGCCGATTTCTAACAAATTTGCAGACTGTTGATACAACTGATCGATAGTACCGTTATTATCAATAATAATATCAAACTTACTGCCTAACCAAGCCCATTCGCTGGCATGGATTCCTAATCTTTTCATTTCGTTGATTGCTAGATTTGAACCTTTGTTAGCAGCTACAGCGTGTTCGTACCATTCGGGTAACGCACCTCTCTGTACCCAAACAATCGTTCCACCGGCATTTTTAATTGCGGAGATTTCATTAGGAAAGCGACAATCACTGATCACCACATTGTCTTTGCTGTTGCGGATTTTGTTTTCTAAGCTGGCAATCCAAATATCATCGTGGAAACTTTTGCGGCAAACTTCAGTACCCCAGAATTGTAATACCCACCGAGGAGTGAGTGTAGGCATATCTAATCGTTCGGCCCACCAAGGATCTACTTGTTCGCGCCACTCACGTGCTTCTTTAGTGCGCCCTTCAAGCATTGTTCGGTCCCAGCCAAAGACATTTGCCACAGCATCTTTAAGTGTGCTTGCAAATGATTCTCGTCTAAATTCGTGGAAGTTAACTAGATAGTCAGCGACTGTGTCCTTGCCGCTGCCGATAAAACCGCAAATACCTATGATCATAATTGTCTCCTA